ATATATTGAAAGTATTGATATTACATACTTTGAAATGAAGCAGGTTGTGACTTGTTCTATCCTTTGTCCATTCCCTTACTTCAAAGAAGCGCAGCAGATGGTTGATGAAATTAAAAACATCATCAGTACTTTTCATTTTCCTTTTGCTTCCACTGAAGAACCGGAACTGTTATTTGGATATTTAAGTGATGATATAGCAGTACATGTTGACAATGATGGTGATGTGGAATGTGGACTTATTATTGAACTATATGCAAGATCACCTGTAAGTAATCCAAAGATCTGGGACTATGTTGCAAGGGAATACATTGGCTTGACTTATAACATGCAGAAGGCAGATCTGATCACCATTGACACAAGGCAAGGACAGAAAAGTGTAACACTTCTGCGCAATGGTGTTGAAAGCAATCTTTTTAACTATGTAATGCAAGGATCCACATGGCTTCAGCTTTCACCTGAAGGTGATACATTTACATATGAGGTTGGCACAGGAAATAATGCTGATCTAGCTGTTACATTCAAGCATGACAACTTATTTGAAGGGGTGTGATGATAATGAAACAGATCATGCCTATTGTCATGGACACTAACTTTACAAAGCTTGCAATAATTGATGATTATATATCATTGATCTGGACTACCAGATATTATGAAGCAGGTGACTTTGAACTGTGTGTGAATGTAAATCCAATCAATTATAATTTGTTCAGGAAGGACTATTTCATCTATCGTGAAGATGATGAAAATGTTGGGATCATTGAAGACATCAAGATCCAAAGAAGCAATGACGGAAAAGAAATTTTCATTGTTACAGGAAGATTCCTTTCATCTATTCTGGCAAGGCGCATCATAGCAACACAAACAACAGTTAATGGATCCATCAGTAATTGTATCAATAAACTGATCAATGAAAATGTAATTAATCCATCCATAGCAGCCAGAAAGATTAATAATTTTATTCTTGGTAATTACACCATCAGCCAGACCATGCAAGCGCAGTACACTGGTGACAATCTGCTGAAGACAATCAGTGACATTTGTGAAACATATGGCATTGGATATAAGGTTACATTGAATGATCAAAACCAGTTTGTGTTCAGCTTATATGAAGGTGTTGACCGGACATATGATCAATCAGTGAATCCATGGGTGATATTCAGTGATAAATATGACAATCTGTTGTCTTCAGAGTATGAAGAGAAATACCAGAACATATCCACTGCAGTGCTTGTAGCGGGTGAAGGTGAAGGCTTGGACAGGAAGACACAGTGGGTCACTGATAATTCTACTGGCTTGAATAGGCGGGAAGTGTACAAAGATCAAAGGAATGTGCGCAGTAATGATGGTGAAATAAGTGATGCTGAATATAACAAGCTTCTTCAGGAAGCAGGAAAAGAAGCATTGACATCTTATGTGGCAGCATTCACTGGAACTGTATATTTTGAAAACATTACATATAAAGAAGATGTGAACATTGGTGATCTGTGTGTTATTGAGAATTCCAGATGGGGCATCTATATGAACAGCAGATTAGTGGAAGTTATTGAAAGCGTGAGTGAATCAGGCAATTACTCTATAGTGCCTACATTTGGCATTTGAAAGGTGGGATTTAAATGGCAATTGAAAGTTATTTCTTTAATGCAGTTAAAAATGATGGAGTATATGATAGGGTATATAATTCAGAAGATTTCTGTAATTATTTCAATCTGTTAGTGGGCAATGGTGTATTCCCTAATCCATCAACTAATCTGCAAGTCAGATCTGCTAATGATGGCATGAATGTCATTGTAGGCGCAGGATCCGGATGGATCAATGGTCATAAGATGGTAAATACAGCTGACATGGTGCTGACTGTTCCTGCAGCTGATGTAGTGCTTAATAGGATTGATAGAGTGGTCTTTTATGTTGATCATGATACAAGAACCATGGGCATTGCCATCAAAACTGGCACAATTGCAAATTCACCTGTTGCACCTGCACTTCAGCAGGATTCATCAAGATTTGAACTGTCATTGGCAACTATATCTGTTAATAAACAGGTCACTGCCATCACTGATTCACTGATCACTGACACCAGAGGTAATACAAGTGTTTGTGGATGGGTCAGTGGACTGATTGATCAAATAGATTCCACCACATTGTTCTTACAATTCCAAGATGCATTCAATACATGGTTCAGTGGTGTAAAGACACAGTTTGAAGCAGGAAAACTGTTTAAGAAGCTTGAAGGCATCTATACTACACAGAATGCTAATGAATCAAGTTTTAATGTATTGACTTACATTCCCACATATTCATTCGCATATGATATTCTGGAAGTATATATCAATGGAATCCATTTGACAGGTAATGATTACACGATCAGTAATAATACTGTGACATTGGAAGTGCCTATTGAAGAAGCAGGCGCAGTGATTGATTTTGTAGTTTATAAATCAGTGGATCCTGATAATGAATAAGCTTGTTCGTTTCCTTTCCATATAAAAAATCCTACATTGACTATTCATTAAAGTGAATAGTTGATGTAGGATTTTAAAAGTCAATTTTTTAAGGCATCCGGACAGTATGCCTTTTTATTATGCAAAATTCCAATGTATTGTTATATCATCACCATCAATTTCAATGCGATTTATCAAAGCTTCTATGATGGCTCTTCTTTCATGCAAATCACCATGTTCAAGTGCATCATCAAGGGAATTAACAAGTTTAAGCACTTCTGATTCTGCAAGCACATTCGATTCAGTTTTTAATCTTTTTAATTCTTTCTGCAGCTTTAGTTTCTGGGTGTTTAATGGATCCATCTTTTCATCCAGTGTTTTCAGATCATATTTTCCTAATCCGTATAAATCCATGAAGCGTGAAAGCTGTTGATCAATTGATTTAATCTGATGTTCAATGTTTAATACCTTCTGCGCATCATCACTTTTCTTGCCATCATTTTTAATGTGATTCATGTGTTCAGGATCCACAGCAAGTTTTCTGATCTCATTAAAAATAATGTTGTCCAATTCTTCCATACGATAATATTTGTTTTGGCAGTTAGGATCTTTGATCATGCGCTTCACTTTTCTGTTTCTTGAATAGCATGTGTAATTAAAGTAATATCCAAGTGCTTTACTTCCTGATTTAGTTTTGCCAAAGCGTGCGCCACATTGTGCGCAGAATAATAATCCACCAAGGTTTGTCGATATGGCAGATACACCAACTTTATATCCTGATTCTTCAAATCTTCTTTTAGTGTCTTCTAACCTATTTTGCGCTTTTTCAAATGTTTCATCACTGATAATTGGATCATGCATACCTTTTAGCCATTCACCTTTATATCTCATATATCCACAGTAAGTTTTATTTTTCAACAAATAGCGCAATGTTCTTATATCAATTTTATTATTATGAAATGTGTGTCCTTTGGCTTCCAGTTGATCTGCAATTCTGTACATTGTTAATCCACTATTGTACATTTCAAACATTTCCTTAACAATCATGGCTTGATATTCATTAACCACAAGTTTGTCAAGTGCAGGTTCATAATCATAGCCAAAAGGAACTTGATTCCCGCCTCGCCATTTACCTTCTTTTAATCTGGCTTCCATTCCCATTGACATTCTTTCTTTTATTACTTCCCTTTCAAGTTGCGCAAAGGCAGCAAGAATTCCAATCATGGCTCTTCCATGTGGTGTACCTGTATCAAGCTTTTCTGACATGGATTCAAAGTCAACATCATGCTTTAGGAATACATTTTCAATCAATTCAAGTGTGTCCTTTTGAGATCTGGAAAGCCTGTCAAGTTTGTATACAAGCACTTTATCAATCCGGTTGGCTTCCACATCAAAGATCATGTCCTGCAAGGCAGGTCTGTTTGTATCAGCACCAGAATGTCCTGCATCAGTGTAAATCTTGACAATGCACCAATCATGTGCTTCAGCAAACTTGGTCAATCTGTCAATTTGTTCACCAACTGAATAACCTTCCATTGCTTGTTCCTTGGTTGATACACGAACATAAATAGCTACACGAACTTTCTTGATATAGTTTGTTGTTTTAGTCATCATTATTTAATCATCCTTTTCTTTTGCATTTCCAATACTATTTCAAATGAATTTAAGATTGCAGTAATATCAGCTTCATCTGCAGGTCTGTCACCAATGGTCAAGATCGGAAGAG